TGGGGAATCGACGGTTCAGAGATCCGCGCTGGCCGTGATCAGTCCGGAACCGCCGCCGCCCTGCAGCAGCGTGGCCTGGCCCGCGGTGCCGGCGGAGTTGCCGTTGATCGATATCGCGTTCGGCGTATGCGTGGTGCCGGCGCTGATGGTGGTCGATGTCGCGGTGCCGGCCTGGTTGGTCTTGAAGGTACCGGCCGTCACCGTGACCGTCGGGGCGATCCGGAACTGCACCGGCGTTGCCAGATAGAAGACCTGGATGGCGCTGGTGGTGTTCATGCCCGAACCGACGATAACCCCCGATCCGGGCTCGTTGATCACCCAGCAGTAGCGCTGGCAGATTTCGAGTTCGACCTGGACGTCGCGATGCTCGAACAGGCTGGCGACCGATCCCGCTTCCAGCTGCACGCCCGCGAAGATGACATTGTCCGCCGAGCCGGCGGTGCCGACCGGCGCGTAGGAAAACTGGACGCCGAGCTGCGTACAGCCTGCCGGCACCGTGCCGGTGAAGGAATAGCGGGTCGGCGTGGCCGTCAGCGCCTGCGTCGCGTTGATGACGTTGGCCTGGCTGGTCCAGGATCCCGCGATCATGCTGGCCGCGGACTGGTTGGTGCCGGTGCCAGAGACCAGCTGCACGGTGAGGGCCGAAGCGGAGAAGTTGGCGCCCGCCGCGGCCCACAACGAAAGCGTCACCGGCTGGCCCTGCATCCGGATCGAGTCGCCGCTTTCCAGCACCTGGCCGAGATTGATCTGGGCGGTGTTCGCATTGGCCGAAGCGCGGCCGAACACGAGCGACTGGCTGAAGCCCGCGACCGCGGTGTTCGCCGTCTGCGAAACCGAGATCGACGACGACGCGCCGCCGACCGCAAACCAGCGATCGGCGGTATAGGTCGGCGTCGATGCAATCCCGGTAAACGACGTGCCGCGCTGCCAGGGATTGGTGGTGAAGTCGCCGCCATCGATCAGGTTGCGGAAATTCGCCAGCGGCTGGACGGCGGCAGCGGCGTAGGCGGCGATCTGGGCCGCGGTCGTCTTGTGGTAACGGTTGGTCACCCCGGCGTCGTAAACGCCGAATTCGGAAGTCGCGGTGACGGCCGCGATCAGGGTTTCGTTGTCGATGGTGTATTCGGTCATTCCTGCCTCCAAGGAAAAAGGGGCGGCCCGAATGCCGCCCCCGGTTTGAGAACGATCCTGAAGGCTCAGGACGTGGTGTTGTCGTAGACCGCGCCGGAAGACATCTCGTTGCGCGCGACCAGGGTGTATTCGGAGAGGATCTCGCGCTTGATCGAGTCCCCGGTCGGCGCGATCGGGATCGACACGAACTTGCGGCCGTTGAGATAGGCCACCGCCCATTTGTCGATTTCCAGCGCGAACACGTCGCGCGAACGCTGGAAGCGGTTGGCGACCACCTTCAGCTTGCCGAAATCGGACTCGTAGGCGTCGACCGAGGCCACGATCTTCTTGGATTTGGTGTCCTCGATCGGCGTGGCGCGGCCGGTGAAGGTCGAGAAGATCTGCTTGTTGAAGGCCCCGGTCATGATCAGGTCGGGCTTGCCGCCATTGGTCCAGGCCGAGGACAGCACCGTCTTGAGACTGGCTTCGGTGAACGGCGCCTGGCTGCCGTCGGTGCGGGTATAGGCGCCGGTCGCAGCCGATGGCCCCGCCCCGCCCGACCCCATCACGGTGTTGGTGTAGAGCCAGGACAGGATCGAACCGAGATTGCGGGCGGTCGAGTCGTTGCCGGTGTTCTTGGCCTGGTTGGTGCCGACCAATGTGGTTTCCATGTCGCGCTTGAGTTCGAGGCCTTTCAGCATTTCCTGATAGGCCATTTCATTGTCGCGGCCGGCGTGCTCCACCGCCATCTGGGTGCCGGTGACCGCCGGGAATTTGGCGCTGATCTGCGCGATATTGCCGAGCCGGACCGTAGGCACGGCGGCGACCGCCGCGAAATCGGTGCCTTCGAGCTGGGCGTTCGACCCGGATGCGGCCGCGAGCGCCTGGGTCTGCCATTCGTGGTTCACGGCCGTTGCCTTTTCGGTTTCGGCGCCGGACAGGAACGGGGTGTCGGTGGGCGAGATCCGGTAGATCATGTCCGAGAGGTCTTCGCGATTGCCGATCGCCTCATAGGTGGCAAAGGTGTTGGTTGGCATGGCCATGTCGGTTGGTCCTTATGATGCCCGGTTGCGGGAGCGGAGCTGCGCCGCGCGCAGTTCCTGGGCGGCCCGCAGCGAGCCGGTTGCGTTGAGGTTCTGGGTGAGGGCCTGGATGCGTTCGGAATTGGCCTGGCCTTGCGGCCTGGCCGTTCCCGGCCGCTGCACCGGCGGAACGGGCTTGGCGACGACAGCTGCCCTGGCGTTCCGGATCTCGGACAGTTTCAGGTCGGAATAGACCAGCTGCTGGAAACGGTGATCGAACACCGAGATCTTCTCCTCGCCGTTCGCCAGCCTGGTCAGTTCGTCCGGCCTGAAGCCGAGTTCGGTCAGCCGGTCGGCGGCGCGCTTCATCAGCGCGGCGCCCTTGTCCTTGTCTGCAAGCTCCGGGATCAGTTCGGCCGCCAGCGCGTCTTCCCGCTGGCGATACTGCTGCCATTCGGTTTGCCGCTGTCGGTTCTGCTGTCCGCTGGCCCGTTCGAGCTCGGCATTGGCAGCCTGCAGCTTGGTCTGGTGCGCCTGCCATTGCAGATAGCGGAACGGGTCCTCGTTCGCCAGTTTGGTGACATCGTCGACGGTTCTGATGTCGGCGAATGCCGATTGCTGGGCGTCGCGGAGAGCCTGCATCAAGGCCGGCAGCTGCGCCTCGTAGCGTTGCCGTGCCTGTTCCGCCTGCGCCCGCTCGGCCAGGGCGGCCTTGCGGAATTCGGCGGCCTCGTTCTGGACCCGGCGAACCTCGGCGCTGGCCGTCCTGTCCTGCTCCAGCAAGATGTCTTGCGTGGCAGGGTCGAGGCGGTTCCAGATCTCGGTTCGATCCCTGGTCCAAGACCTCGGAAGCTCGCGTGGCGGCTCGGCGGCCGGGACGTCTTCCTGCGTCTCGCCGGTGGCCTCTTCGCGAGGGGCGGCGTCGTCCTGATCGGGCAATTCGGGGTCTGCGGGCGCCTCGGGGGCGCTCTCGGCAGATGGTGCCGGCGGCCGGTTGCGCCCCGCGGTGAGCGCGCGGGCGGCCTGCGAAATCGAAAGATCGTCGCCGGTATTTTGGGGAGCGGCGATCGCGACAACAGGCGCGCTTTCGCCGCCAGCGGGAGCGCTGGTTTCGTCGGTCATGAAGTTTCCTTGGTTGGAGGGTTTTGCGAGCGTCTCGACACTTGCTGAGGGGCCCATGAGCGCCGGGCCCCGCTCTTATAGAATCCCAAACCGCCTCTTGCGTTCGGCGGTCTCGGCGAGCTGCTTCAACTCGGCCTGCGCCAGTTTTCCGTTGTTGACGATCGCGGCCAGGTGGTCGCGGACCTTGCCGACGATGTTGATGGCCAAAAACAGTTTTTCGCGGGCCGCGACGTCGTCGATCAAGGTCGCGCGCCAGGCTGAGGTATAGGCCTCCTCCAGTCCCTTGAATGCGCCGGCCAGAAGCTCGTTATCGAGCAGGCTTTGCGCGCGCGGCGCCCTTGCGGCGTCCTGGCGCAGTTGCGATTCGTCACTCATCTGTCTGCACCGGCTGCGGCTTGATCCGGCCAAGTTTGGCATCATGCGCCTGCGCGGTGGCGACGATATCCAGCACCCCCTTGGCCGTGTCCTGCGCATGCGCCTCTTGCGCGTGCTGGGCCTTCTGTTGCTGCAGCGCCGCCGTGCGCGCATCGGCCCGCTCCTGCAGCGCCGCCTCGATCAGCAGCATGCGCTGGTCGAGCTGGGCCTTGAAGGCGGTAAGCTGCGCGTCACTCTGCGCCTTGAGCTGCGCCAGCTGCGCGTCCGATTGCGCGCCTTGCGCATCGGCCCGGGCTCTGGCCTGCACCGCCAGAAGTTTCGGATCCGGCGGCGGCGGCGCCGGCGGGTGCAGCAATTGCCCGGTCCGCGGGTCTTTTGCCGAGGGGTCGTTGAAGAAGCGGTCGGGATTTTTGTGCCCCATGATCCGGGTCAGCTCGGCCGCGGTATTGTAGAGCTGCATGTCGCCGACCAGGTTTTGCTTGCCGCCCTGGATCAGCTCCTTCTGCACGTTGGCGATCGCCATGGTCTGGGCGAACTGCTGCGACTTGCCTCCGGTCCCCAGGCCGACATTGATGGTCATGTGATCCCGGGTTTTCCAGTCCCTCGGATCGACATCGACCCATCGGTTGCGCAGCCGCACGGTTTCGCTTTGCTGGCCGTGCTTGCGGATCGTGCCATGCAGCAGCGCGAAGATGTCCCGCACGCCTTCCGCCATGATGCGGGCGATCAGCTTCATCCGCATCTGGGAGGCGGAAAACACCTGCGCCACCGCGGTGGCGGACTGGTTCTGCAGCGCGTTGGCGTCGATGCCCTGGGTCTGCCGGCCGACCCCGGTGCGGGCCTCGAGCTCGGCGTCGAGATACTGCAGCATCGGAAACACCGAGGCGGTGATGTCGGGCACCGTCTGCCAGTTCAGCCCGCCCGGCGTCTTGGTGCGGACCACGCCGCCGGGGCGCGATACCAGCAGATCGTCCAGCGTGTTCGGGCCGGCGTTCTGTTCGGAAACCTCGACCCGGGGATTGTTGTGCAGATAGAGATTGTCCAGCGCGCCGCGCTTCAGCGCGGTCTTTTCACGCTGCACCGGCATGACAAGTTCGGCGATCGAGCGGCCGAAGAAGCGATGCGGCTGCGGCACCGGACAGGTCGCGGCAAACGGAATGGCGTCGAACGGCACGATCTGTTCCCGGCCGTCCTTCCGCAGGATGTCGCCCTGCGTTCCCGCGGTGACCACCTGATAGAGGCTGGCGCGGCCGTTGCCCTCGTAATCCAGCCGGATGTAGTGCTCGGTCAGCTTGACCAGCCGCGAGGCGGGATTGCTGGTCGCGGTGACCGTGTTGTAATGCTCGCCGACGGTGTCGCGCGACAGCGTCTCGATTTCGGTATTGCCGGTATAGTCCTCCAGCGCGTTGACCTGGTCCTCGTCATAGCCCTCGGCAATCAGCTGGCTCACTGTCTTGGTCACGATTTCGTGGAAGCAGTAGTTGCAGTCGCGGATCGAACGGGCGCCGCGTTCGATGCCGAACTCCTCCGGCGGCACGCCCATGACCCTGGCCTGGGCGCGTTTTTTGGTGGTGACGATGGTGACGTCGTGGGTGACGGGAACCGGCGGCGCCGGCGTGGCGACCTGTGGCATCACCGCGGCCTGCGCCGGACCTTGCGGCAGCATCGCGCCAAGGGCGCTGGCAGCCTGCGGCGGCATGAGAGGGGCGTTCAACTCGTGGCCTCGCTCGGCTGTTTAGCGTCGTCATCGGGCCCGTTGTGAATGCTATGCGCGACGATCTGCATTTTGCCGTCCGACTCCGCCACCGCCTGGGCCAGAAGCGCAAACTGGTCGTCGGTCAGGTCGTAATAGGTTTCGCGCTGCTCCTCCTCGCGCTCTTCCCACCAGACCTTGACGATCCCGACCTTCGACAGCAGCGCGTCCTTGATGAAATCGTAGAGCACCATGAAGCCGGGATTCTGCTGCATGAAGACGTGGTTGACGTAATCGGTTTCCCGGGCAGCGGCGGCTTCGTCGTCGGGACCGACCGGCTCGAACCTCACCACCTCGTCGGAGCCGGCAAAGATGTCCATCAGGCCCGGCATCAGGCCCTCGATGGTGTCGGCGACATCGGTCGAGACCGCCCTCGAGCGGCCGTCCTGCACCGGCATGTCGTGCCACATGTGGCCGAGGTAATAATCCATCGCCTCGGCGCGGGATTGCGACAGCTGCGCCGCGACCAGGGCCGCCAGCGCATCGTTCTTTTCCGAGGCCAGGATATCCCTGAGCTCGATCATCGACAGCTTGGGCATCGGGATGCAGCCATGATCGCGGACAGCGATCTCAGGGGTTGAGGTTCGAGGTTTTTTGAACCGCCGCGCCGGGCTGGCGCAGATGGCGGCAGCTACGCCGACCCGCCGGCCGATCTCCGCGACGCTTGTTGCGCCGGCGGCATCAGACGCCGCCAACGCAGCTCGCCGCGGAATTGAAAAAGCCCGCTGCCGGTTTCCCGGCGCGGGCTCAGAGACGTTGCGACAATGGATATATGCAACTGATTTGCCCGACGTGTCAAATGTTTTTTGAGTGGCCGACGAAAATGTTGCGGCGAACTAAATTCGGACTGACGCGATCACGCCGCAACTCGTGCCTCCTT